GTTCATGGTCAGCTGGTTCAATCTGAGTACAACGGCAAGACCTATTACACGGTCAAGAATTCTCGACTGACTTACTTCTATTCGGGCTCTAACGAGCAAGCCGGAAGCAAAGCAGTCGAAGCAGTCTTCTGATCGGAAGACTTTGGCAAGCGCCGGCCTAGTTGTGAACTTGCACGAGTCTGAGAGTTGCCCGTCAAGTGTTGGTCATCTTATTGATGACATTCCGCGACTTACTCAGGCTCATGTGCGATCGTTCGTTTGGCCAATCCTGCTTTTTCGTGGTGCTGTAAAGAGCCACGAGGTTGTTCACGCGATCTCACCTCTATGCAGCATTTCAGACATCAGAGATGGTGTTTGGGATCCAATTCTTCTTGACTACAGCGAAGAGCCTCGGCTTGAGTCTTTAGTCAGTGAAGTTTTAGGGGAGATGACTGCCGAAGGTCTTCTGAACTATCGGGAGGACTTGGACATCTGGGTTCTCAGTCTCGGTGAAAACCGACGAAATGTTTCAAAGATCATCGGCGTCGTCTGCTCCCTGAATGCAGCAATGCCTAACCACATTCTTTTGGACCTCGGTATCAGCGAGCACAAAAAACATGGGTAGGACGCTTAAAGATGGCACTTTCAAGCCTAAGCCCTCAGCACAAAAAGCCGCAGACTGGATGGGGCAGGACCCTACGCCGCTTCCCGTTTTCAGAAGAGGCACAACGGTCAAAGTATTTAACGGTTCTGGTTGGCAAACTGCTGTAGTTGAAGACAGCACATCCAAAAGATGTCAAGTTTTCATCAAGATGGGAGCCAAGCGAACCATCGTCTACGACCGTCGTAACATCAAAGAGGGATCATGACAAGCTACGAGGAACAGCGTAAAGAGCGTTTGGCGGAATCTGTCTTTGAATACCTTGGAGACGGAATCACTAATCCCCGCCTACTTCTTGATGACCTTGAGTCGATCTTGAATGACGAAGTCAAGTGGTCAGAGGGTGAGCTGACCAGACGGTTGACGGCACTTAAATCCTTTCATCGCTCTTGGAAATGACTTACGACAGCATCAACCCAAGCCACTACCGTGGGGATCGCAAGCACGAACCCATTGATGTTATTGAGGACTGGGGTCTCAATTATCGCTTGGGTAATGCTGTTAAGTACATTGCACGCAACGGCAGGAAGCCTGGCGAGAATCCTGTAGAAGGACTTAAGAAGGCGATTTGGTACATCGAGCGAGAGATTCAAGCCCTGGAGAAACCAAGTCGCCATCAGGTCGTCTATGAAGACGTCCTAGAGGATTATGTGAATTGTGCTTTGCAAGGTTCAGAGCTTCGCATTGACTACGATTCTGTCGTTGATGACTACTACAGCAAGTAGTCGGCATCATTATCTAGCTGAGAAAATATCTTGGAATCGATCCGGCTTGTATTTCCGATGCCCTTGTTCAGCAAGGCTCGCCCCCGCGTGACCCAATACGGGGTATTCATGCCGAAAGATTACCTTGATAAGCGAAAGCAAATGATTGCTCTGATCCAAGAGCAATACACTGGGGAGCCTATTGAAACGCCTATCAGGCTAGATGTAGAGCTTTTCGGTGAAGGTCGAGGTGATGCCGATAATATTATTGGGTCTCTCATGGATGCTGGCAACAAGCTTCTTTGGGCTGATGATCGTCTTGGCATTATCTCTGAAATAAGTGTTGTCTGGACCAAGACAAAAAAAGCTGACTCTAAGTGGATTGTAGAGATCACTCCGCTAAACTAAACTAACTGCTTAGTGGTTAGTGGAAGTTATCTACAACCAACCGGATCCTGAATATCGCAAGGCTGAAGGGCAAAGCCAGTCGCACCTTAAATGCATATTGAAGTCCCCTGCTCATTACGAGTCGGCGAAGACTTTCAGCATGATCCCTACCCCAGCGATGGAAATGGGAACAGCACTGCACTGCCGTGTTCTTGATGGCGAGAAAGCTTTTCAGAGCAGCTATATCCAAAAACCCAAAGACATCAACCTGTCCACCAAGGAAGGCAGGGAATGGAAGGCGACTGTAGGTAAGAAAAAAATTCTTACTACTGGCGGCAAGGATGATCCTTGGAATTCCGTCGAGGGAATGACAGAGGCCCTTCGGAAGCTGGACTGGTTCAAGGGGACTGATAAGGAATACATCAAGTACAACGAAGTCTCGATTTACTGGGACTGGCTTGGGGTCAAGTGCAAGGCTCGCTTGGATCGTGTTCTGGTGGATGAGGGAATCGTTTTAGACCTTAAGACGACTGATTCTGTTGATGCCACAACGTTTCAGAAAAAGGTCGTAGGTCTTCAGTACGACTTCCAAGCTGCTTACTACGCAAAAGCTGCTGAGATCGCTTATGGCAAACCTTTCCGCTTTATCTTTGTCGCTGTTGAGCGCAAGGCTCCCTACTGCGTAGACATGTTTGAGGTAAGTCCCAATATGATGCGTGAGGGTCTCACCAAAAATCAAGCTGCACTTAAGCTTTTGAAAACTTGTGCAACTCTTGATCAGTGGCCGGTCCCTGAGCCTTCAATAAATAAGCTAGATTATCCGCGCTGGTACACGCCCTACGGCGCCAGTTCTTCCCCGATTCTGGAGTTGCCATTTTGAAATTCACCCTGTCCACAGAGACTGGTGATGGTTATTACCGTTACTGGGTAGAGGGCATGCCAAACATGCCTAAAATCGTCACTGGGATGTGTGCCTCAGAGGAAGAATGCTTCCAAGCTTATTATGAAATGAAGGAACAGTCTGATGCGAGTAATTCTTGATCTGGAGGGCCATGTCTGGCACTGGAAAGTCGTCGGAGACCCGAATTCACCCACTACTTACGAGGGTTCGTCGGCTTCATTATCTATGGCTTTTGATGATATTGAAGACTCGGTCCAAGCCTACCGAATGCAAAGGCTGCGTTGGAACCTCGGCAAAGGAGTCTCTTGAATAAGGAAGTTCACACGGCTACCTTCCTGAGCATTACACCTGATGCTGAGAAGCAGATTGTGTATCAGGCTAGGGTTAGCAATCCAAGGAACCAAGACAACCCAAGCAGCTCCAAGCTGATTGCGTATCTGATCAAGCACAAGCATTGGTCGCCATTTGAAATGGCATCTATGCAAATTCAGATTGACACCACTCGTGCAATCGCAGCCCAAGTGCTTCGTCACCGTTCATTCTCATTTCAGGAATTCTCACAACGCTATGCTGACGTCAATGCTCTTGAGCCTGTTGGCTATCCTCATCTTCGCGTGCAAGATGTGAAAAACAAGCAGGCCAGCCACGATACATTGGCTACTAGGCTTGACAGTTATTACAAGGGTCGAATCAGCCAGTTATACAAAGAGGCAAGCCGCTTGTACCAAAACATGCTACATGACGGCATTGCTAAAGAGTGCGCTAGGAGTGTCCTACCCTTGGGAACCCCGACACGGCTCTACATGTCTGGCACCATCCGGAGCTGGATCCATTACATCGACATCAGGGCTGGCATCGAGACTCAGCTCGAGCATAGGTTGATTGCGCAAGAAGCCAAGAAAATCTTCTGCGATCAACTTCCTGATGTAGCAACTGCTCTCAGCTGGGACTCGGAATAATATCGGGAATCGCATGACGAGATGTCATCGGACCCGGATAGCTGGAAAGAGGCCAAGGCAATTGTACTGCCTGGCAAGATCTACGACTACCGCAGAGGGTATCGCGTAAGTGAAGCTGGGCAGCATGAAAATGAGCAGCAATTCCGTGCCTTTCAGGTTTATCTGAACTTGGGGGCTCAACGTAGCCTAGAGAATACTTCCAGGTTGACTGGTCACAGTAGCCAAGCGTTGGGGAAGTGGTCTGAGACTTGGAACTGGCAGCGCCGTGTCGCCCAGTGGGATAAGGAGCAGATTCGTAAGCACTTCGCAGAAGCGAATAAGATTGAACGCTCTCGCCACCGGAAGGCGATTGAGGAATTTAGGAAATCAAACGAAGAACAAGCCAAGACGATGATGGAGGTTAGCAATAACCTCATGGACATCATTCAGCAGCGATTAGACAAGGCGCAAGCAGAGGATGAAGATATCCCGATGCATTTAGTGTCTGGCTTGATGCGTGCAGCGGCAAACATTTCAGAACAAGGTAGACAGGCCTGGGCAACGTCTCTTGGCGTGAATGAGCTGATGCAAGTTGTTGATCAAGAAATTGAAGAAGTCGAAGTAGAGGAGGTCGGCGATGATCCCTACGAAATCCCAATCGAAGAGTAGTCGCTATAATAAAGAAACGCTGCAATTCGTTGCCCGCTAAAAAGTTTACCTTAGAAGAAGAGGCAGAGATCTGCGTTGAATACTATATCAAAGGCAAAACCTTAAAGGAGATTGCGGCAGAGCGAGGTTGCACTTATCCAGCGGTTAGCCTTTGGGTGAATCCTGAAAGAAAAGAAAGAGACAATGAATCATCAGCTAAAAGAGCACGTGAGTTTTATGAGTGGAAGAAGCAATATTTGCAAACATTAAAGTGTGCACATTGCGGCTCTGGGCTTTGGCAAGCGTTCGAATTCCATCATGTCGATCCATCAAAAAAAGAAAATAGTCCAGGCAACATTCTCAATCGCAAGTCCTTTTTACGCGAGATAGAAAAATGCATTTGCTTATGTGCTAACTGCCACCGAATGGAACACTGGAGGCTCAGACAGATTGATGCGGTATGGCAGGGAAATTAGGTAAAGATTATTTGACGAAGGCTGCTGGTGATCAGCAGCTGATCAAGACTGTCAAGCAACGCCGGCAGCTGAAGGCAGAGGCTGGCACAAAAGTCATCTTCTGGAAGTTTATTAAACGGGTCTATCCTCGTTATTCCTTTTACAAATTTCATGCAACTGTTATCGAACAGCTCCAGAGAGTCATCGACGGAGAATGCAATCGACTCATACTTCAAGTCCCGCCTAGACACGGCAAATCACTGCTTGCAAGTCAACTTCTTCCTGCTGCTTATCTTCTTGCTCATCCCGATCGGTTTGTCGGCATTAGTTCCTATTCAGCGGAACTCGCCGAAGGATTCTCCCGTAAGGCTCGAGAATTCTTTAGAGAGGGAGGTGGATTACTCAATCCGACTAGTCAAGCCGTCAACGCTTGGGGAACAGAAACTGGTGGAGGCCTCTGGGCTGCAGGTGTAGGCGGTGCAATTACTGGTCGATCTGGTCACCTTCTGATCATTGATGACCCGGTCAAGAATCGTGAGGATGCAGAGTCTGAACGATTGATGGAGAAACTGAACGACTGGTATACGTCAACTCTGTACACTCGCTTGGAACCCCAAGTTGGTGCAATCGTTGTCATTCAGACTCGGTGGTCTGAAAATGACATGATTGGTCAGCTGTTGGAGAATGAGAAAAACGTTAGCGAAAAAGGTAGGGAAAACTGGACGATTGTCGACTTGCCTGCACTTTACGAAGATGCTGGTAATCGTCCTCCTTTACCTGAACATTGCCCTACAGTTCCAGACTGGCGGACGGAGGAGGGCCAAGCTCTATGTCCTCAGCGATACGACACTGACGACCTCGAGCGGATCAGGGAAGCTGTAGGCTCTAGGGATTTTGCGTCGCTATATCAACAGCGCCCTGCTCCCGAAGGGGGCAACATGTTTAATCCTGACTGGTGGCAATATTACAATTATGACACTGTGATGCCTGAATTTCAGCGCATCATGTTATCAGTTGACGCTACTTTTACAGCTACAAATAAGTCTGACTATGTTGTTGGAGTTGTTGTTGGACAAGCCGGCAGTAGGTTTTATATTCTTGACATGGTAAGGGAAAAGTTAGATGTTGTAGGAACGATGAGTATGATCGCTAGAATGTACAAAAGACATGCTCTCAGTGGTACTATTATTGAGCTGGCTGCTAGTGGTTATGCTGTTTACCAAATGATGTCTCAGCGAGTACCTGGGCTCATTGGTTATAAACCCGACCGCTCTAAGGAGGCTCGTGCAAGTGGGCTTGTTCCCATTGTTGAGGCTGGCAACGTTTTCTTGCCTGCTAGTGCTACTTGGCTGGAAGCGTTTATTAACGAATTCAGTCTCTTCCCTGCGTCAAAAAATGACGACATGGTGGACGGCTTAACAATGGCCGTTAACTACATGCTGCAGAGAACACCCCCGCAAATTACTGAAGTGACCTGGGGTCGCGGTTCTCGGATTATTGGCAATGGCTAGGAAACAGGCTAAGATCAGGCTTTCAAAAGAACAGCAAGATTTAGCAGCTGACAATTTAAACCTTGCTCGCCGAGAGGCGTGGCGCATCCAGCGTTCGACTGGGATCGATTACCACACCTTGGAGTCGGTGGCTTTCGAGGGTCTATGCAAAGCAGCCTTCAGGTATGACGCAAGCATGCCCCACCCTGTTACGGGTAAGTCGATGAAGTTCTCTTCGCTTGCTACTCCGACGATTCGCGGGGAGCTTCTTCACTGGGTCCGGGATCGTACCTATGCAGTGCGTCTTACCCATAAAATGCGTGAGCGCTGGGTCAAGGGCAGGAAGCTGCTTTACTCGGGCAGCACTGATATCGAGATAGCAAAGGCGCTAGAAATCGAACTCGAGGAATGGCAGGAAGTGCGCAAAGTGTGCTCTGGGCCACCGCTTGAGCTTAAGGAGCAGGCAGCTCCAACAGTCTCACTTGAGCCTGAAGAGATCAATTTCGGCAAGATGTACCTCGATGAGGCTGTCAACGCCTTGGAGGATGGTCGGAATCGGTTCCCTGATCTGGTTGAACAGTTTGAGTCCTTCCTGAGAGGTGTAACAACCAAGACCCCTCGAATGGCGATAGACAGGCTTCTAGCCAGCTCTGGATGCCTGCAGGCTGATTTCTCAGACAAGGATATCGATTTATTGGAAGGCTGGGAGGATTTGGGGCATGGGCGCTTGCAAGGTAATTTGTTTTAGGTAAGATCAGCCAAACCAAGGAACCCCCATGGCTGTCTCAGTTAAGACGCTTGAGAGCATCAAGCAGCGTTCTCTTTCTGAACTAATCGAGTTAACGGGAGCCAAGCTAAAAAGGAATGGCAGGGAATATGTTTCACTTTGTATTTGGCATGATGATACAAACCCATCTCTGACAATCAACGATGACAAAGGATTTTGCTTTTGCCATGCTTGTCGTAATGGTGGCGATCACATTGATTTTCTTCAGCAACGTTACGGTCTGACGTTTTTTGACGCAGCAGAGAAGGCTGCTCAGATTTACGGGATATCATTTGAGACTGACGAGGAAGACCCTGAAGAGGCACGCCGGAAAAGGCAGGCAAGGCAGAAGGTTATTGATTCGTTAGAGGAGTTGCAGATTGATTTCTTCAGAACACTGTGGGATCACAAGGCGCAGCGAATCAGGAATATTCTTCAGGCGAGGGGTATTAGCAATGAGGCGATCGACGAGTTTGGAATCGGATTTGCAAAGGATGGCTTTTTTGAGAGGCGGATAACGATTCCGATCCGCAACCACAAAAACGAACTGGTTGGATTCACGGGTCGAGCAACGCTTGATAGTCAAGATCAAAAGTATAAAAATTCAAAGACATCGGAGATATTCGATAAGAAGAAGCTTGTATTCAATGAGGTCAGGGGACGCGAAGCGGCAAGGGAAAGCGGCTCTTTGGTTTTCGTGGAAGGGCATTTGGATGTTGTGTCGATGTGGCAGGCAGGCATCAAAAACGTAGTAGCAATCCAAGGGACTGGTGCACCTGACCCGTCTGTACTAATCAGGCTTGCCAAGGGAATTAGCTCTTTGATCCTCTGCTTTGACGGCGACGCTGGAGGGGAGACTGCAATTAAGCAATTCATGACGACAGCTGGTCCTTTAAGCCTTCAAGGACTGTTTAATGTCCAGATCGCTCGACTGCCCGACGGCATGGATCCTGACGAGGTGATCAGAGAAAAAGGTGGAGCAAGTTTATACAACTACATCTGCAAAGCGGAACCTTGGCTGGATCGCTTTATCGACGACTACGGACAGACGCTGGACAGGACTGATACCAGGCAGATGAGCCAAGTTGAAAGGGAACTTCGTCATCGTGTCAATCAGATGACCTCAGAGGCAGTTAAAAGCCACTATATCCGAAAGATCTCTCTGCTCTTGGCGCCTGATGAGAAAGGAGCCCAAGGTATCGCGAAAGAATGGGGAAAAATCAAGATTTTCTCTGAGGAAAAGATC